CGAAAACCCTTCGGGGTTTGCGCTATAGCGCCTTGCGGGGTCTTTCCTCCGCATGACTCGAAGGTCGGTTCCCGATCGTGGACCGTGTCATCTTGTTTTGCTCTTAAGAGCATTTACAAGAAGACAGCCGCTTAAGCGGATATGTCTTTAAATCGGCACGGTAAACCGACATTCCGAATCACACTTTGGAATGGAGTATCTTTCTCCCACAAAGGAGATCGATACTAGTACGAAGGTAGCCGACATCCGTCTGGATGCCGACACCTTCGAAGAAACCTTCTAGCAATGTCTTGCAAAGGTCTCTATGACAGTGGTCTGTAGCTTCGCTCAGATCACTTGTCAACAGTGAGAACCCTCTATAGAGGCGTTCTACTGTGATGGGTTCTTTACCTGCATTTTGCAGGTCTTGCGCCCATTCCCAAGCCGGCTCGGCTCTTGAGAGCCCAGCTCGAGCAGATGGGATTTCTTCCAATAGGGACGTTAAAACGTGCCCTAAAGGTTGAAGAAGAATCGTTACCCACCATTCATTGGCGGTTACGATCCTTGCCTTCCCGCCCGGTTCCGAGCTTACGCTCGCCCGGACATGAGGATGACCCACGACTCTATATTTAGAGTCGAGGATCTCTCTTGCTTGTCCAGCTTCAGCTGCACATTGCAAGATTTGAAAGCCCAGGTTATTATCGTAACCTGCTCTTTTATCACCTAGTAGTGACCCCTCCAGGGGTTCACCAAAGGTGCGTTCATCCAGATCTTCAGATCTAGGTTTGAACAATACCGTTTTCCAGTTTAAACCGGAAGGTATTAGATGACCGAGTACATGGTACCGCTCATCTCCGTGGGTTTCTGACCATGTCAGAAACTCACGTTGGACTTCGGCGGCTCTGCCACCGTCAGTCCTCGTGTAAGCACACGCACTTGAGTTCGTTAAACTTACATGTTCAGGATTCTCAAGTTCATGTCTGACTTGAGATCTCTGAATTCGTCGTCCAATCCTCCTTGCAAGGAGGCGGACGATTTGCAACCTCTGCGGACTTATGTCCGCAGCTGGTTGCTTCAAGAGATTCCTATGCTTAAGCAAGGAATTACGAATCATCTCCCCCGTAGGGGGAGGCATTCCTCTTGTACTGACCAGGTGGGCCACTCTAGTGGCCTCACCTTTGGTCTTTAGACCGCGTGTGATGACTCTATCGAGCCATTCACAGGTTGTTCCTGAATATGCCCCTTCAGGGGTAAATCCGGGAAAATGTGCTACTCCAGGAGAGAGCACATTAGCTTTAATCGCCCTAGTTTTGATAAACTGGGTGAAAGCTTTCCAGTCGCGCAGCAGGGTTTCATACCCTGAGGTGACTAATTTGCTCACGCACCATCTAAAGATGGTACGGACAAATTCTCCATCATCGAGAATAAATTCTTCTGGTGATGAGAGTAAGAGTGCGTCCTCTATAGAGAGCCACACTCTTTCCATTCTTTCTATCTCCTTTATGGGGAGCCTAGAAAGCCTATGGGCTACCTCTTTAGAGAGTAGCCCATGGGACAGGTAATATCCTGCGAAGCCCTTCTTGGCATCGCGAGGAATTTCGTCTAGGAAACGCAG